TTCCATTTCCAATTTTTACAACACCCAGCTGAGTTTTAGATGCAATATCTGCATCAAGTACTACTGGAATAATTCCAGCTGGTGCCACTGTACTTGCTGATGGATTCTGCTTTAATGCAGTCCCTGCAAGCACCATATTAGGTTGTCTAGTGTAAGCCATATTATATAATCAACCATTGTGTACCATTGTACACGAAAGTCAACGAACCATATGGTGCATTAATTACTGCAGTCGCTGCACCATCAATCGTACCAGCAGTTGGTGTGATAGTGATAGGTGTTGCTGGAGCAGCTAAACCTAAACCATCTTTGATTGTAAACTCTTGACCTAGTACACCAGCTGGTAATGTTACCGCTACTGCTACTGGACCTGGAACAGCTACATCAATGATGTTATCAGTTGCAGCTACTACTGTGATAGGAGTTGCAACGGCAGTTCTGATATCTGCAAAGCCACCACCACTAGCACTGATAGTGATTGTGTTGGCACCTGTACCTGTTGTTGGTGCGATTGTGATACCTGAACCTGCTAAGATCGAGGTAGGGTTATTTGTATAAGACATTTAGTTTCCTTAATTACTTTTTAACAAAATCCGAAATTATCATACCAAGAGATACTGCCGAAGATAATAATGCAAATGCTGCTGTAGTTATTGTTTTGAGAATGTACGAACGTAAATCACTCTCTCTACTTTCAAGTTTATCCTGTCTATCTTCGATCTCATCCATACGTGCTTTCGTGGACGCTTCTCTCTGACGACACAGAATTACATGAGCAGCAAGGTTTTCACCTTCGATACTCTCTGGCGATTCAACTTTGGTTTTAGTGAATATCAACATCACACAATGCTCCAATCAGTACCATTAAATATGAGTGAAATACTACCATATGGTGTGTTGATAGTTCCTGTAGATCCATCGACCAACTGTCCACCAGTTCCTTGAATCGTAATCGGATTATTGTTGGCATCACCAAAACAATCTTTCACTACATAAACTGTTCCGAGTATACCTGTGGGTAAAGTAATTGTTACTGGTCCATTGGTTAATACGCAAAGCATATAATCCGTTGGTGATGCAGTATATGTCGCAGTTGTGACATCAGTCACAGAGACAGGACTCGGATTACCTCCACCAATAATTTGATTTCCTGAACCAATATTGATGTTATCATTATCGTTAACGATTTGTTGTTGTGGGATTCCTGGTATTCCAGAAGGTGAGAATGGTTCTATTGGAGGCATCATTGATGCCCAATATGGTTTGATTGTTTGGTATTGATACATATATTCTCCTTAGAAAGAAAAACCCATCCCTTGTGAGGATAGGTTTTATTTCAATTAACGAATATTTGTATTGTTGTTCAATGGGTTAGCTGTTTGCGTACCAGAACCTACATTAATAGCTTGGTTAGTAGCTTGAATGCTTTGTCCAAGTGACCATAAAGCATTGTATAGTTGACCATACTGTTGCTGTTGTTGAGTCTGTTGTTGCATTTGGTTAATGTTGTTAGTTGTAGTAACTTCGATACCACGTGAACGCTCGGCATTCTCGAAACGAGATTGTAGAGCAATGACTGCTGCGTTAGCATCAGACAATTGACGATTCAATGCTGCTTCGTACTGAGCAGTGATCAACGCACGAGTCTTGTCACCATCATTATACACTGCTGTTTGTGTATCGTTAGCAGTTTGCAATACTTGTGTATTAACTGCATTCAATTGCTGCATTAATGCAACTGAGTTTCCATTAACTGCATCTTTAACACCATCAATACGATTGACTAATGATCCAGTTGTTGAGTTAAATTGGTTTGTGATACCAATTGTTTGAGCATTTTGTGACGCTTCCATTGCTGCTGTGCTAACTGCCACTGCTTTGTCAACTTGGCCAATGGATTGCATTAAAGCCATGTTTGCTTGAGTTTGTTCTGGTGGTGAACGTAGAGCTGCAGCTGCTGCTCCGTCGCCATTGCCACCACCGAAGAGTCCTCCGTTGCCTTGACGTAGTAGAGAACCGAGGATAAGACCACCGATTAAACCACCACCTGAACCAAAGCCAAGACCTCCGTCTCCGCCACCTGACATTACCATTCCTGCTGGGGATAATACTTCTGCCATTTTTACTTCCTTTAAAACTTTTAAATTTTGCTACAGTGGTAGGGGATACCACATTCTTACATGATGAATGACGTCGTTCAATGGATAAAGTATTAAACCTTATCCTCTAGAACTACTTATAAAATGTAAGTGAAAAGTTTTACTTTTGGGAAATTAATAGTGAGAGCTCACTATTTTTAGGCAGCGAAGGAAGAACCGCATCCGCAAGTTTGTTTTGCGTTGGGATTGGAGATTTTGAACGCTTGTTCAAATGCCTTGGTTTCATAATCGACTGTGGCACCAGTCAAATATTGCATACTCATATAGTCAACAACAACATTTTCTATAAGAAAATCATCTTCTTCTTTTTCAGAGAATTCAAATGTGTAGGAATAACCAGAACATCCACCACCTTTAACTGCGATACGTAGATAGTTCTCTTGGTTCTCTGCAAGAAGATCTTTGATTTTTACTATTGCGTTTTCTGTAACTGTAATCATTTACAAGCACACTTTAGTTCATAGTCGTTAACTGCTGCTTTGATGGCATCTTCTGCTAAGATTGAGCAATGGATCTTAACAGGTGGTAGTGCAAGTTCATCAGCGATCTGGCTATTTTTAATTTGGGCTGCATCTTTGATAGACATACCCTTAACCATCTCTGTTACCAGTGAAGATGAAGCAATTGCACTTCCGCAACCATATGTTTTAAACTTGGCATCAGTAATAATACCATTATCGTCAACTTTAATTTGCAGTTTCATCACGTCGCCACACGCAGGTGCACCGACCATTCCAGTTCCAACTGTTGGGTCGTTTTTATCCAAAGAACCCACGTTGCGTGGATTTTCGTAATGATCGATAACTTTATCTGAATATGCCATAAGACTATTTAGCTAAAAAGTTTCTCTTCATTTGCCCAATACAATATTCATGTTTAAATTGTTTCATGGCATCAGGTCTACCTTTTTCATCGTAGGTAATATGATCTGGTAATTGTTTAGATAAGTAATCAATCCCACGCTGCCACATAGTTAATTCTCTTTTCATACTTGGGTTATTTTTAAACCATGTATCGAATTCAGTATTAAACCAACTTGTAGATTTATTCACTTGAAACCAATTAGCGTCCCAAGTTGTGTATATTAAATTTCTTAAGAGTTGTTCTTGGTGCGTTCTTACAGTTGCAAATGTGCTAGACTTCCAATACTGTTGAAATTTTGGATTCAGCTCTAACCAGTGTTTCACTGTATGTGCTTGTTTGGCCAACATAGGTAAAGTTTCTTTACCCCAGTAAAATAATTCTGTAGTTAGATTAGTATAGTCTTGATTGAAGTCGTTGATAGTTGTGATATTTACAACTGAATCTGGGAAATAGATGTAGAACTTATTATCACCTTTAATCACCAGCTTCGGTTTATCAAGACCAACTATTAATCCAATCTTTAAGTTCTTATCGAACTGTTTCTTCATTTCACCAAAGTGGAAATAGTTATATCTGAATAGTTGACCAATTGAAAGATGATCGTTGCGATGAAGAACCCAATCAACATCATCAAACACGTTCATTGAATTTAAAACAACTTCGCTGACATCAAGAACTGTTATTTTAGTTCTTGGGCATTTTTCTTGAATGTATTTTAATCTTGGGACTGCTTGTAAGTCATGCTCAGCAGCAAAGTTCCAACTATCTTTAATGGCTGGGTTTAATACTGTTGTAGATTTAGTTGCTGAAGTGATATGATTAGTAACTACCTCATCAATATGTAAACCTTGTCGTATAAAACTTTCAAGAATATTATTTGTATCTGACCCACCAGAGAAACTTAATATGATATAGTCATATTTTTCTCTTAGCTCTCTTGCTCGTTTATCATATAATTGGTCAAGAGTTTGTTGTGGTTCGATGTTCCAAGGAAACTTTGAAAACTCATCATTATGAAAAATCCATTCAACTGGTTTGTTTACTGTTTTACCATAAAGACAAGCATCAACTTTCGAAGAGAACTCAACTCCACCGCAAATATAATAACCCAAATTCTTATTAATCATTTAAAACCCAATATCATATGTTTTACTAATAGTAGGTTTGAAACCACGTTCGTTTTTTATATCATTGGGGTCGTGTTTATATTGATCTGGAGTTAATCTCCAAAGTTCTTCTAAACCAACTCGATGATTTCTTTTGACGATCTCATTTTCCGAGAGATTATGAAACCAATCATCTCGAGAACTATAGATTGCACTGTTCCCTTTGATTTGATATGGTATTGGTTTCCACTTAGGGTAAACTAAAGAATTGATAGTCTCATGTGAAACATTAAATCTATTACCATTACGATCAACTGTATGCACATAGTAACCAGTATTAGTTTCTAAATGTTGATCAAATACTGTTGGCTTTTTGAGATATTTTTTCACAGCATGAGCTTGTTTAATAATCAATTCTGGTAGATCAGGTGTCCAATAAAATAGTTCGTTAAACTCCCATGGTCTATTTAATCTCTGAGATCTTGGTGTTACTGCATTATCTATTCTGTCCCAAAAATGAAATATGTATCGATTACCAAGTTTTCTAATGATTGGTTTATCAATACCATAAATGTGGCAAACCTTCTTTCCTTGTTCGTATAAAGTATTCCACTCTGATATTCTTGTTTTAATTTCCTGCTTGGCTAATGCGTTAACACTCAGCCAACCATTAAGGTCATATATCCAATCTATCCCCACAGATTGATTATCTGTCTTCTTGTATAAATCGTGCACATCATGAGAATAATCTTCTATTCTATGAATCAACCATGGTTGCTTTTCTTGTGCTATTTTAATGTTTGGATATGCAACAAAGAAAATCTCAGCATTTTGCATGTGTTCTTTGTTACCAGTAAATTCGTAGTTGACGTAACTGGCAACTTCGTCTAACTTAATATCGTTTTCTACGAAAGACCTGAGAATATTATCGCTGTCTGCTCCTCCAGAATACCAGAGCACCAAATAGTCATATTTGTCACGTAATTGCTGGGCACGAATCCTATACAATTCATCTAGTGATTGTATGGGTTCACTTCTCCAATTATAAGAACTAAACACCTCATCATTAAAATGCCAAACATGTTTCATTCCAGTTTTAACTTCAGCCATGAGTGCTTCAGTTTTTGAATAAAACTTCAATTCACCAACTGTATAAAATCCAAATTTATCTTGTCTATTCGGTGTCTGTATAAGAAGATTTTCCATTAAAAACTCACAATGTTCGTTGCTAAACTAATCCTTGTATCATTAGATTTATTCTGTTCGACCATGTGACCAACATATCCAGGAAATAATATTAGGTTACCAGTCTTGGGTTTTATACGTTGATATTTAATTCCATCAACTCTTTCTTCAGAAAGTCTATCCCATAGTGGTGCATTTCTTGGATCTACTAAAAGTAAATCGCCACAATTTTCTGGAGTGTATATGTAATATACAACTGCCATGACTGTATTTCCATGATCGTGTAATGGTATATATTCGTGTGGCTTCTGACGATTGACCCACCCTCGTGTTAACTGGGGATTGAATTTAAAATATGGGTTGAATATATTCTTTGTTGATTCTTGCACGACTGTAAGAATCTTTTGTCTCAACGTGGAAATGTTCTGGGTCTTCGTATTCCAGATATTAAAATTGTATGGCGATCCACTCACCTGTATGTTGGCAATTTCTTGTAACAACTTATTATTAAATTGATCGTCAAACCCAGTCTCTATTTCCCAGACTGGGGTTGACCACCATTCATGTTTTGTTACACTCATTAACTATTCAATACTTTAGCAGCAGAATTCATCACAGCAGCAATACGACCGATGTCACGAAGTTGTTCTACTGTGTAGCCTTCCTTCTTGAGTGTTTCGTAATGTGCTTTAACACAGAAGTGACATTTACCAACGATTGAAGCAGCAAGAGAGTATGATTCGAATCTGGCTTTGGTAGTTCCGCCATGACTAGCGATTGCATTCATACGCAGTTGTGCAGGTAGACCAGCAAGTGCAGGATCGTCAGCCATCTCAACATACGGATACCATACGTTGTTCTGCGCCATCAAACTAGCAGCAGTCATCGCAGCGTTTGCTTCAACAGGTGCGTCAGCAAGTAGAACACCTAATAGTTTACCATTGCCAGTTGCAGCCAATGCAGCGACAGCACATCCCATCGCTTCATCAACCTCAAGAGAACTACGCAAAAGGACTGCGTCCAAGTTTAACTTGGTGTCCTTTGCGTAATCTGGCAATGCTTCTTTGACTGTGTCAATGAAAGCCATTAGAGAGTCTCCCCACCCACCGCACGATTACATGCACACAATTCTCCAGTTTGTAGAGAATCAAGAACACGCAAAGTTTCTTCTGGTGAACGACCTACGTTCAAGTTGTTTACAGTCACATGTTGAATCTCATTGTTTGGGTCAACAATGAATGTGGCACGTAAAGCTGCGCCAGCAGGTGCATAGAATACACCGAGTTGGTCAATCAAAGATTTGTCCCATTCACGCTGAGTGTCAGCAAACTGAATGTGTTTAATTTTCTTTAGATCTTCATGTGCTGCTTGCCATGCTAGTTTACAGAACTCATTGTCTGTTGAACCAGTCAATAGAACTGCATCACGATCTGCGAAGTCTTGGAACAACTTATCATACGCAACGATCTCAGTAGGACACACGAATGTGAAGTCCTTTGGATAGTAAACGATTACTTTCCACTTTCCTTCGAAAGATTTTTCTGTAATATCAAAGAACTGATCGCTACCTGGATTAACACCAGTGACAACGAATGGCTCCAATTTATCTCCAACTGTTTTCATTAAATACTCCTATAGGTTAAAAAAAATAAATATACACTATTACTTAGTCATTGACTATATCAATTATATACGTTTTTTATATAAAATTTTTCAATGACGCTAATTGATGAAACCGATTACGATATTTTTTCTATCTCGATGTTGCACTTTTCTAAAAAGTCCAAACCGATGGTATCTCTGTATGAATGTCTGTAGTAGACTTTGTTGATTCCTGCGCCATGAACTAACTTAGCGCAATGGATGCAAGGAGCATGAGTACAGAATAGACTACTGCCATATCCGCTCTCACCATCACGTGCCAATTTGAGAATAGCATTTGCTTCAGCATGAATAACCTCATCTTTTGTTTTGGTAACAACACCACCATCTTCATGGACTTCAATAACTTCTTCACAGTCATTGGTCCAACCAGATGGCATACCATTATATCCAATCGAGATGATACGATTGTCTTTGACGACTACTGCACCAACTTGTAATCGTTTTGCACTTGACAGCTGAGCAAATCTCTCAGCTGTATCCATAAATGCATCAATCCACTTCTGCTTCATTTTTCAATCCTCTCCAAAAACCGATAGGATCTTTTGGCTTTTTACCATCAATAGTCCACTTCTTACCATTCCACATTGCAAATTTATAGAATGGCCAATTAGTTTCTTCTCGTGTTTCGTAATATCCAACACGTTCAGGATTAACTTCAACTGGATACCATTCGGTGACAGTTTCTTCATATGCTTCGTTTTCAGCTAGCATCTCGAGTTCTTCTTGACGACTGTGATAGTAGTCAATCAAACCAGTGAAGTCTTGAATTTCTGCTGGTAATGCTTCCAATGATGCGAGATCGTCCATATCATAATCATACTCATCACTCTCACCATCTTCCCACTTACCGCAGTATCCCATACCACCCTCATGATATACAGCATCTACATGCCAGTCATTTTCAAAAAGGAATTCATATAGTGCGAGTGGTGGTGCCCATGCAGTTTCAAATGAGATCCAAACAGTTTCATCATCATATCGTTCGTAGTCAATGATAGAGATATCCCACTTAGTTCCCCAATTGTTACAGTTCCACTCATACCAGTTTTCTTCTTCAGATTCTGGACGTGGACGTAAATGTTGGAATACTTGCTGGTTATCTTTATTTTCTAAGACAGCAACCAAAGCATCAATTTTCTCTTTACTTGAAGAAAGAGTTGCAGCATTATCACACCAATTAGGCATTTGAATTTCCTTTCACATATTTCATAATAATATTATACACGAAGACTACAATTTTGTCAATTAAAGTTTTCTTTGTTGCAAACCTTGCAATTAAGCTGTGGCTCCACTTGCTGGAGCCTGAGAGTTTTTTACTTTCTTTTCCTTCGCAGCTGGTGCAGGGATAGTTGAGAAAGTGTCAGATACTAACTTATGTGTAATCTTTGGATACATCTTAGTCAGTTTCTGGTCTTTAATCGCAAGAATCAACTTGGATTCGAAAGGATGTAAACCTTCTAGTAGCTGAATGAATAAAGACTCTCTGCGGAGTTTATTCAAATCTGCACGACAAAACACATATAACTTCTTGGCTTCCATGTGTAAGTTTGCAGGACTCATACCAATCGGTGCAGCATCTTCCTTAAATGGAGGATCTCCCTCAGGTAAAAAGAATTTCTTGTTTGGGTCAAATGCATGTTCAAAAATCAAACGCAATGCACCATTATCTTTATATTTTGTAATAGTAGCTGGGTTCTCATTGATCTCAGCTAGCATTTCAGTAACTAATTTTGTAGCCATTAAAAGTCCTCCAATTCATCCAATAGTAAACGACACTTGTTGGCAATCAAGTAATTCATAATTGTCATCTTGTCGGCTGTTGTTTTATAATTCGAATATGTATCTATAATTTCGTTTGACACATCTTCAGGAATAAACTCAAAGTCAACCAATGTTTGATTGCGATGCCAGTTACGACGTTCCTCATCGTTCTTACAAGCAATGAATCCATTCTCGATGAATTCTTGTAGACGTTTAGCGGAAACAGGTTTCTGTCGTTCTCCCTTGATAAACACATCGTCAGTACTCAGGATGTTTGGAATACCATCATCGCCTGCTTTAACAATATGCGTAATAGTTTTCTCGTGCAACTCTTTTTTAGTTGCTTTGATATACTTCTTCTGAATAGGTGACCACTGAGTTATGTTATCATATTTTTGCAACTGAATAAAGTCGCCATCCGATGACACAACTAAAATCTTTTGTGGTTCTTCCACCAACCCCTGCTGAACCAATGCATTTGTCTGACACCATTTCGCCATAACTGCAACGATGTCGTCAGCTTCAGCACGATCCAGATGCAAAACTTTGTAGGGAAAGTTTTGTTTAATCTCATCACGGATTTGCGACAATGTATCAAAGATAAGAGTCCAATCTAGATCGCTGTTGTCACGTGCTTTCTTACGATTAGCCTTGTAGTTCGGGAAGAACTCTCTACGCCAATACTTACGACCATCACAACATATAACCAACTCACCATACTCTTTACCATATTTCTTTTTATATGACTTGAGTGTTGAGAGTGTTACGTGACGAATCAGATTCTTAACTTCGGACTCGCTACCTTTCAACTCACGCTGGAAGGATAGAATGTTACTCAGAGCTACCTGAGAATAATCAACTAAAATCATTAAAATGCTCCAAGCAAAATAGTTTCTTCATTGAACCGACCATTCGGTACAGCAGGTTTAGTCTTCAGTGTTTTGATTGCACTGTTCAATGCACGTTTACCCAACGACAACCCTTTGAAGAATTCTTCAGGTTTGCGCAGAGTCATACGCTTTGATTCTTTAATATCGAAACCGATAATAGTAGTTCCCTTAACTGACAGGGTTCCACCATTCTCACCTTTGTATACACCGAGATGTTTGTATTTGGTGTTGTAGTACCATACCTCTGTTGAGCCAATGATACTTGCAGGGTTTACAGACTTTAGGTTTAGTTCTGCAAACTCTTTAAGGTATTTCATCTTGGCAACCTGCTTACCAGCTGGGACTTCCTTACGCTTACGTGGAGCACGATTAGCCTTAGCAGTCTGAACCATCTGGTTACAATCAGCAATGATGTTATCCACGAACTCCAAGAATTTCTTTAGTTCACGTTTAGTGAAGTTTGAGTAACCCTCTACAAGTTGGTCGTCATCACCAGCGATAGTGGCACGCAGTTCATCAGCCAATGGAA